TTCGGCGCGAACCGCCCGCTGACGACCTTCGCCTGCGGCAGCACGATCCGGTGGGTGACCGACGACCAGGGGCCGCGCGCGGTGGCGGGCGCGACGGTCGACGTGGTCCTCGTGGACGAGCCGTGCTCTCCCGAGATGATGCGCGAGCTCCGTAAGCGGCTGCTGGTGCGTGGGGGGACTCTGCTTATGAGCCTCACTCCGATCAACGGACCCGTGCAGCACATCCGGGACGCGGTCGAGACCGGCCTGATCCCCGAGGTCCACGCCGAGTTGACCGTCGAGAACCTGCGCCACGCCGACGACGGGACGATCCGCACGCTCGCTGACGGGACGCTGTGCGACGAGGCATGGATCGCGGAGATGTGGCGTAAGGAGCCCGCGTCGTGGGCCGGCATCACGCTCAACGGGCTGTGGGAGGTCCGGCCCGAGGGCGCATGGTTCGCCCCGATCTGGGACACGTCCAAGCACGTCAGCGACCGCGCCCGGCTCGACGGCGAGACGCGCTGGCACCTCGGCATCGACTACGCCGCCGCCGACCGCCCGCAGGGCCTCGTGGCTGTCCTCGTGCTGGTCGAGGCGGGCCGCTCGGAGTCGGGGCACGCCGTCGAGTCCGTGATCGTGGAGGACATGGTGAGCCTACCAGGTACCGCGACGGTGACGATGTTCGCCCAAGACATCCTCCGCATGCTGGCGCGCAACGGCATCCAGTGGCGCCACCTCCGGACGGTGTACGGTGACAACCCGGTGCAGGGCCGTCACGAGTACAAGGGCAACTATGACCTCACGCGTCGGCTCGCGCACGAGCTCAAGATCGCGCAGAACGGTCTGTCGCCCCGGGTCATGGGCGCGAAGGAGAAGATGCGCGGCGGCTCGCGCGACACCGGCTGCCGGTACTTGTACGAGGCGCTCGCGTCCGGCCGGCTGGTCGTGCGCTCCCGGTGTGGCCCGCTGGTCGAGGCGATCGAGACGTGGGACTACACCGCGCAGCACCCGGCCAAGGACCGGATCGACGCGCTCCGGTACGCGCTCAAGGACTACATTTTCCCGCTCGGTCGGGTCAACTTCGCCACGGTTCGGGTGGCCTGACGTTCACCAATGACTAAACTGACTGAACGTGCTACCGTTGCACGCATGAGCGAAACCGGCGATCCAACCATCGTACCGACGCCCCCTGACGCGGAAACCCAGCGGCGCTGGGGTCACTCCCGGCTGGTCCGACGCATGCTCGACGGCGCGTGGCAACCGGACCTTGAAAGCCGGATTGCCGAGGAGGTCGGCCGGGAGAGGTCGAGCGCGTGGGGTGTCGCCAAGACAACCTGCATGCCGCTCGCCTCGATCTGCCGGGAGACGGCGGCGCTGTACATCACCGAGCCCGAGGTGTACTCGCAGGACGTGGCGATCTATGGCCCGTTCGCCGACGCGATCAAGGCGTCGGGCCTGTGGGCTCGGATGCCGCGGTATCAGGCCATGGTGATCGGGCTGCGCGAGTGCGCGATGCGGATCAACGTCACCGAGGCCGGCGTCGTCCAGTACCGCCCGGTGTACCCCGACCTCATGACGGCCGAGGCGAACCCCGACGAGCCGGACGTTCCGACCGAGATCGAGGAGCTGCGCTGGCGTACCGGGTTCGGCTGGTGCTGGGACTGCCTCGATGTCAGCAACCCTGATGCCCCCGAGTACCGGATCGAGACGTTCGGCCGTGACGAGGACATTACCGACAAGGTACTGGGGCGGTCGTACAGCGGGGACGCCTACCCCTACCGGCGGTCGGACGGGACGCCGATCCTCCCCTACGTGCTGCACCACGCCGAGAGCCTTGGCGACCGGCTCTGGAACTGGCGCGGCAACTGGGAGACGGTGCAGGCGTGCCTCGACCTCGGCGTCAACTTCACGTTCCTCGGCCATGTTTTGCGCGATGCCAGCTTTCCGCAGCGGTACACGCTGGACTGCGGCTTCGTCGGCGCGGGCACCATCGAGAGCCCAGACGGCACTTCGCGCATGGAGGTGATCGCGGACCCCGCGGTGATCATGCGCGCCGAGTCCATGCAGGAGGGCCGCCAGCCCCTCATCTCGCAGTTCGCCGCGGGGGCCGACCCGGCCATGTTGGAGGGCGTGATCTCGGCGTTAGCCAACCGCATCGCCATCGACGCCGGCCTTCCACCCGCCGACATCCAGCGCATGGGCGGCACGGCCAAGAGCGGCTACGCCATCGCCTTGTCGAACGAGGGCAAGCGCACCGCCGCCAAGCGATACGCGCCGATGTTCCGGCCGGTGGACGAGCGCATGATGGCGACGACCGCCACGCTGTGGAACCGCGCAACCGGCGGCAGCTTGCCCGAGTTCGGCTACCAGGTCCGCTACCGCGACCTGCCGCTGTCCCCCGAGGAGCTGGCTGCGCGCCGGGCGAACGTGATCGAGCTCCGCAACGCCGGGCTGATCAGCCGCGTCAAGGCGTACCAGGAGCTCAACCCCGGCATCACCGACGCGACCGCCCGAGCCGAGCTGGCCCGGATCGACGCCGAGCGCACCGCCCTCTCAACCCTCTGACCCGAGCGATCCGTGAGCGACACCACGACCGACGACACCGCCGACATCCCCGACGACGCCACCCCGCGAGCCCGTGACCGGATCATCGCCCTTGCCCAACAGGCGGCCGGCCTCCGTCAGCAGCTCGAAGCGGTCGCCCCGAGGCTGGCCGAGGTGACGACGCTCCAGGCGCAGCTATCCGCCGCGACCGAAAGCCATCTCAAGGCGGCGGCCGAGTGGACGGCCAAGGAGGCGGCGTGGAACACCGACCGCGCCCTGCTGGCTGCTGGCATCACGGACCCCGAGGCGGCGGACATCATCGCGCACGCATACAGCCGTGTAGCTGCCCCCGAGGGTGCCGATAAGCCGAGCCTCGCGACGTGGCTACAGGACCGCGCCGCGCTGCCCAAGGGTGTGCAGGCGTACCTCCCTGCGACCGCCGCAGCAGCCGCTGCCCCCGTCGTCGCCGCCCCGGTCGCCCCGGTGAAGGCTGTGCCGCCGAACGCCAACGCGGGCGCTGCGCCGACCACCCCGCTCAACGGCCCGCTGTCGGGCGCCGAGATCCAAGAGATGATGAGGACGCCCGAGGGGATGGCCCGCTACGCGAAGCTCCGCGCCGCTCACCTCGCTGGGCTCAAGACGTGAGCCAGATCGTCCCGTTCTGCCCAATGTCGCCAGCGCGCGAACCGTGCGGCGGGAGCGCGTGCGCTGCATGGTCGATCATCTCCCGCCCGATCACCATCATTCTCGGCGGGGTCGAGCAGCCACCGACCGAGCCCGATCATGGTCGGTGCGGGCTCGCCCTCATGGGCCCGTATGTGGACCCGCTGCCCGATCCCGCGTTCGTGCCGCCGCTCAAGACTTGACATAATCAACGCGGTACTCTACATTCCTTGAATCAAGCGTTCGGGTCGAGTCCCGTAAAAAGCGAACACGCGAAAGACCAGCCCTTCTCTTTCGCCAACCTTCGCTTTTACAGGTGCCACCATGGCCGACGCTCCAATCACCTACGCCTCGCTCTCCGACCTCACGGTCGCCTCCACCCTCGCCGCGGAGCTCCAGCTCAAGCTCGGCGACCGCGCCAGCCTCATGGGCCACCCGGCGATCGCCTACGTCGGCGACGTGCGCGGCAGCGGCTCGACGGTCAAGAAGGTGGGCATCATCGGCGCCGGCCTCGACGCCATGGCGGCGGTGGCTGACGGCGTCTCGGTGGAGTCGGTCGCCCTGACCAACGCCAACGTGTCGATCACGGTCGCCCGGCAGGCGCTCTACCGCGGCCCGACCGACCTCGCCGCGACGGTGTGGTCGAACGTGCAGGAGCTCGTGACCTACCTGACCGATGACATGGTCGGCGCGTGTCGCATCCGGGCCATGGCGATGATCGCCACGGCCGGCTCGGCGTTCACCAACACGGTCGGCACCAGCGGCGCGGCGTTCACGGTGACCAACCTGTTCAGCGCCATCGCGCAGCTGGAGTCCGTCAGCGCGCCGGGCCCCTTCCTCTGCGTGCTGTCGCCCAAGCAGCTGTCCGACTTCCAGGCCAGCCTCCGGGCCGAGACCGGCGCGCTCCAGTGGATCTCGGCCACCCCCGAGATGATGGCCATCAAGGGCCAGGGCTACGCGGGGTCGTTCCTCGGGATCGACTTCTTCGTGACCTCGCGCGTCGTCACCTCGGGCGCCGACAAGCTCGGCTTCCTGATCAGCTACGGCGCGATCGGGTACGCGGACGGCACGCCGGCCCCGATCATGGGCGCGGGCGGGCTCGTCATGCCGGCCGGGTCCAAGATGGTGGTCGAGCTCGGCCGCACCCCCGAGGGCGCGATCACGAAGGTGATCGGCAATTGGTACGTCGGCTTCGCCGAGCTCCAGGACTCCATGGGCGTCCAGATCACGACCCGCGCCTCCTGATCCCCCGCCGGGCGGCTCGCAAGGGTCGCCCGGCATCCCTCCACCCCTGACCGAGCATCGACACCATGCCCATCGTCAACGACTTCGCGCCCGAGACCTACACCGGGACCGGCGCCACCCGTAGCGGCCTGCCACTGAACCCCGCCGACTACCCCGATTTCCGGCTGATGTACCACCCCAAGCGGTGGCAGTTCCGGCCGGCATGCGGCGAGTGGCTCCCCTACCTCGCGCCCCTGCACCTGGTCCCCGGCGTGTCCTGCGTGGACAAGGACGGCAGCTACAGCCTCGCCGTCGCCGAGATGGAGCAGCGCGGCTGGCACGTCCTCCGCAACGCGGCCGACTACGTGTCCCAGTACAAGGGCCAGCCCAGCGCGTCGGGCAAGGTGCCGGTGATCTACCTCCCCAAGTGGATGATCCCCGTGGTCGTCGCGGGCGAGGTCAAGGTCAAGTACGACGCCGAGATCGAGTACGAGTTCCTGCGCGAGATGATCGCCGAGAACCGGATCAGCCAGATCGAGCCCGATATCAAGGCATACCAGCGGGCCAAGATCCAAGACGAGCACGACCGGGACGCAGGCGAGTCCACGTCGGACGGCAAGGCCGCACGCCGGGCCAAGTCCGCCGCCGCCATGCTCGACGCCATCGACGCGGCCGAGTCCGCCGAGCCCGAGTCCGCCGAGCCCGCCCCCGCCAAGGTCAAGGCACCCAAGGCGGTGCGGTCGTGACCGACGAGGAGCGAATCCGCAAAGCCACGGACGGGCTCACCCGCAAGGTCTACGAGCAGGGCGGCCCCGATGCCGTCCGCAAGTCCGCAGCCCTCCGCGAGCAAGCGATCCGCGACCTCGCCCGCCAACAGAAAAAGTAGGAGTCCATCATGGCCACCCCCGAGCTCATCTCCCGCAACCGCAGCGCCGTCGGCTTTGTCGGCGTGGTCGTCACCGACAGCGCCGACACCGCCGCTGGCACCCTGCTCGGCGGTCACATCCAGATGGCCGGCGCCATCGTGCCCCCCGGCGCCTCGACCGCCGCCGCCGGCACCACCACCGCCGACGCAACCGCACTTCCGTCCGGCACGTCGAGCACCTACCCGGTGACCGGCGCGGACGACACCAAGGGCGTCCGGATCGCGGCCACCGACAAGGTGACTGGGAAGATCCTGTTCATCGGCAACCTCGTGTCGAACAAGATCTTGAACGTCTACGCCCCGAGCGGCGGCACCATCAACGGTGCAGCGGCCGACGCGGCGTTCGCCTCGGCGTCCGGCAAGGGCGTGATCATCCAGTGTTTGTCTGGCTCGGGCAACACGTGGATGGCCTGGTAATCTG